CATAAGGGAGAATCTTTTGGATTGTGAAGTGTTGAAGCTGGAAGTTTACGAAGGCACAAATACCAATCAATTTTATTTATCCCCTTACATATGTTGAATCTTTACGTATGTTAAGTTGTGCAATTACAAGACGATTGCCTTAGTTGAATTTAGTTTAATGTTTATATGTGCTAGACACTCATATAAATTTAGTTTCTGTCTGCTGTCTAGAATTAAGGACTGTTACCGTACTTTATTAAACGGGGCATCTCGTGTGCCTAACACGACCTCTACAGCGATGCTGTAACTGTAGTTGTAATTAAGTAGATGCTTTTATCTATCATTGAGGCTCTTATATCGATGTAATAAGTATTATCCTATTTTACTATACTCAAAGCTTTTAAGGTAAGCAATCTCAATTGATGGGTGTACCCTAATACCCGAAAATCATTAGGTCGTTGATCTCAGGTCCACAGCCTTGGAAAGACGTACTTTTGCCCGTGTCTCAACAACAAAATCTTTCGCTGGTATCGTCCACCCATCAAAACGAGGCAGCTGTTGCCCAAACAGATCTTGAAGTTACTGCGCCTGGTGCTTCATTAAATGTAGGCGGTCCTCTTTCACGGGCTAACGCATGTGTCACTGATACTGCGTATTTGCCTTTATCCCGAGTCACTACACGAATTACTCTTCCGATGTCCATAGAGCAACCCGCTTTAACATCTCTTGAAGAGTCACAAGCGTCATCACTCATCAGCTTGTTCGCTTCTGAGCTAGCTAGTTGGTGTGGTGATGATCGGTTAGCTGAGGTTCAAGATATCTCGATCAACGAGCCTATGACTCCTGTTGCTTACGGGCGCCCGCTCACGCCCGATGAATTTCCTTGGGAAGTACCCGGTTGGGAAACCCAGAATGATGGTCATGCGTACGCTTCTGACAGCGACAGTGATTACTTACCATCTCTTTCTGAAATGTGGGATCGTCCTGATGATACGGACACGACCTCTGTCTCAGGACATTCAGATTCGACTGTCGAAGAAGTTGATGCTCAGTCTCATTCGTCATCGAACCCCCATTGGCTTTACGCCATGGAAGATTTGCGTGATTACGATTCACGCGTCTTCTTTCCGAATACCTTTTCAGAAGACGAGATGATGATTTCATATGGAGCCAAAGCCGCTCTTTTCTTGTCACGTTTCGATCTATCTGAAATCGAGTTGTACTTTGGAGAGTTTTTGCCTAGGATAGCCTCGTCATTTCCACATCGAAATGCAAGCGACATATCCTTATTAACTTTGGTCGCCGTTGCTTGCCGTTTGGCGTCGCACGTCGCCCATCAAGTTATCACTTGGCGACCTTTTATTCCTTATCATGTGACACGCCCAATTCCTTTCGATTTTGGTCATATGTCCTTCCGCGAGTCGGACGTAGCGTTTGATTATTGTCTGCGACTTGAGTCTGCAATGATTCGGAAATTACGTGTTCCGCTCCGATACTTCGATTTCGCCATAGGGATGAATTTTCTTAAAGCATGTTTGCGTCAAGATCATGAGTACGCTCGAGTTGCAAACCAATTCATGGAATTGCGACAAAAGGCTGTTGCCCAGGGCCTTGCCTATGAAGAAATGCCCGATTTCTTCCCAGCACCAAGTGTTCATTCCTTTAATCCTCTTGTAGGACCCGATGAAACTCCTTATAGTATGATGCGTTCTCGCATCGAAGCTAATTTCGTTCAAGCTCAAGGAGATGTTGAGGAAACGAAAAGCGCGCCCCGTCAGTTTGAGCGCTTTTCGAAGTACCGACTCCTTGAAGACCATGGCCAGTATGATATTTATGATGTAGAATCATACGGTGATAAAGTTGAAGGTCTCAATAAATATGGCAAAGGACGACCACAGCTACCTCGAGGGGTGACAATTTCACCCACGATGATGGCTTACCATCAACGTGAGCTTAAGAAGTACGATCGTGAGAAGATGCGGATGCATTTTGAAAAGGTATTTCCTGTCTACCTGCGACATTACAAATCGCGTCGGCTCGATCGTGACACTAGTGGTCGTGAGGAGGCCAAGATTAAGAAAGAATTGTGGAAGCAATTTAAACGTTCTAAGCGTGTTGACCCGCAAGCCTTGTTTAATATTAATTTCGGCTGCAAGCGGCGCGCTTCACGAATGCCTCACCCTACGATCGATGTAAACTTAGGCATTTCTCCCGAAGATCTTGGTAAGGATTTTGGAAAAGGCTTGGCTGCAGGCTTGATGGAGAAACTGAAAGCCTCTTGCGAACGACACTTTGGGCCAAATACATCGGGGATGGTCAAGTTGGCTCTCAAGGGAGTCACGATGTTTCTGACTTTGACTGATCCCAATATTCAATGGGCCATGAAGGCTAGCATTCTAACAAGTCTACTTGGTATGGAAAATACGGCCTTTCAAGTTCTCCATGGAATCTTCTTGGGGAAAGTTATAAAGGATCGGTATGCTGATCGGCGTGAAGTCCAAGTCTCCCTCGAGCCCGAGATAGTAGAGGCTCAAGCTGCGGAGGATGATGAGAGTGTTGCTGCGGCTTTGTTTTCAATATTCCCTCGATTGCTGGGATGGGCTGAACCAATGAATATTCCTGGTACGAAGATAGCCAAATTCTTGGCCCTTTGGGGTAATGCGGCTAAAGGCCTAGAACACCTCGTTACGTTTGTCTGGAAAGGAATCAAATGGACTGTGAACCTTATCTACGAGAAGTTCTATGGAGTTCCTTGGTTGCCGACCCAGTGTGCCGATATGTACGAAAGAGTGAAGAGTTGGAATGACTACTTGACTTCCGCTGAACTCAAAGAACGTTTAGGGGAAGCGACCACAAACGCGTATCGCGTGTTTCTCGTGAATTATCGTGAGAAATTTGAGCCATTGCATAAGAGCATTTCTACTGTTAATGAACCAGCTATCAAAACTTTTTGGTCAGCAGTGGAGCGTCGAACGATGGCAATATATCAGCGTGCTAACGAATCTGTCAAAGGGGTAGGAAAGCGACCAGTTCCCGTTGCTGCTCTTTTTTGTGGATCTACGGCACAGGGTAAGTCCACGATCCTTCAGCCCTTGTGTTGTCTCTTAGCGCGTAAACTTGGTGTTGATTACGAACGCGCCGGGGAACTTATATATCCCCGAAATCGAACAGAAAATTATTGGTCTGGTTATAAAGATCAAATGTTTGTTGCTATTGATGAATTCCTTAGTGCAGATAGCGCTGAGGCTACCCAGAAAGTGTGTGATGACTTCATTTCGATAGTAAATATCTTCGATTACATCTTACCGATGGCCGCAGTTGAAGAGAAAGGAAAAGCGTTCACATCGCCCTTTGTTTTCGCTACGAGCAACATAGGACGTGATGCTCAGAGCGTTATGGGACTCCCACCCAAGAGTTTCCCTGGACCTAATTCGGTGGGACAGGCGATGTTCGCCCCCGAGGCGGTTTATGGTCGTTTTGGTCGTCACGTTTATCGTGTGGTTCAGACCGAGAAAATCTCTCTTGAGACAATTGAAGATCCAGCTGAACTTGCTCGAAAGGCTTTGACAGCTTGGAGATTCGATCGGTATTCCTATGTCATTGATGGAGGAAAGAAAGTGACATTTATTTTTGAAGAATCTTACAACTTTGTTCAAGTTGCCAAAAGACTCATGGAAGATCACAAGTTGCGTCAGGATTCCATCGGAAAGGCCCTTTGCGACCAATCGACGCTCGCGGAATTAGAGCAGTACTGGGATGATATTCACCCAATTGGTGTTCGTCCCCCTCTTATTGCTGAAGTTCCAGAAGACGATCTCGGTATCAACGATGTCCAAGGCCTGTGGAGTGACTTTGTAGAATGGGCCAGTGGCACTCGAGGTATGCAGAATGCCATCCGCGACCAAATTCGCGTAAGCCAGTCTCTTGGCGTGAATTTCCCCGATGTGAGGAATTTCGTAAGTGATGAGGACTGGTTGCTTGACGTCCGTACTCGTTTGTTGACGGATATTCCTCATTTTAGGATTCGTGAACGTCTCGCAGCCTACAACGGTGATGCGTATCTCGTGCTTGGTGATTTACAACATTTGGTTGAGCTCGAACGCCGTGACGCTGGTGACAATGACACACTCGAGCGAAACACGCGCCTTGATCTTGAGTTCATTTACAAGTGTGCTAGTGAATACATCAATGCCATTGGTTACCGGGCTTTTGTCGGAAATTTACTGCAAAAAGTCAACCGTGTTGTGGCAGCTCTTGATAGCGCGGCAGCTGCGGCTATTGGTGGGACAATGAATTTCCTCCACCAAAATCCGTTCGTGGTAGAAATGAGTCTGTATGTTGTTGCTCTTGTTATCTGGATCAAGTTTTTGGATTGGATGTTTCCTCCTGTTCCAATTAAGTTCGTCATTGAAAGTATTGAACAGCAGGGTTTTGGAGGCATGTATCAAGGAAAACAGGCTGAAGACCGCCGAAATCAACAGTCGCGTAACGAGTATGTTCCCAAGAAACATAAGGGTCGACTGGCAGCTCCGGCCCGCGTTGATGCTCAATCTTCAACAGCGGTTGATACGGATCAAGACCCCTCTGGACGAAATATAGTTGAAATTGCGATCAATGTTCCAGAGGGCAGGAATATGCGCGTCCACGCACTTTTTGTTGCTGGAAACACTTTAATGGCTCCTGCACATCTTTGGAATCCTGTTCTCGAACATGGGCCACAAGGGGCTCAGCCTGATTATCCCGCATGGTCTAGTGCCACCCTCAGTTTGAGAGGAAGTTTTGGCTCGTTCCAATGTTCCTTGAATGAACTTGACCCGCGTCGACTTTGGTTATGTGACGAGCAAGATGTGTCCTTTATTGACCTGACGGCACTGAAAGCTGCACACACCAAAGATTGGAACTTTCAGACACCCCCCACTATCAAGGGACGCTTTGTGACTGAAGCTGATATTACTAAGAATTTGAATTATATTGGAGGAGTCGCTTTACTCAAGCCGTCCCCAGATTGGGGAACGATGAATAAGTTTATAGCGACCAGTCATATGATTAAGAACGTCAACGCACCAGAGGTGACTTACAAGGTTGGAGAGGCGATATATGCTCCCCCTATATTGGAGATTCATGGCCTCTGTACTCGTACGGGAGAGTGTGGCTTGCCATACGTAGCCCTAGAGGGTCCTAGGCGATTGATAGGTTTCCACGTCGCTAGAAAAGGTGAAAACGCTATTACTTATGCGAGCATTATCACTGCGGAGCTCATCAATCAAGCTCTTAGTGACCTCGGAACTCTGCATACCGACATCACAGGAAAAGCTGGTGAGATTGTCGGTCAAGGAGCTTCAATGATTCGTGAAGTTCTAATGCCGTTTTACCCCCGAGTGCGCATTCTTGGGGAAGTTCCTTCACCCGGTGGCGGAGGTGACACGAAATTGATCAAGACTCGTCTCCATCCCTCAAACAATCCTGAATCCGAGCGCTTGCTGGGGCCGTCACTTATGGCACCGGCACGCTTGACACGATTTGTGAATGAGGAGGGAGAGTTGATTTCTCCAATGCTGCGAGCTGTAGCTACGTTTGCGCCTCGCGCTTCGAATTTGACCTATGAAGAAGTCGAGTATGCTGCTAGAGGTTTACACCTTCAATTTCCTCCGCTTCGTCATTTGGGGGTGAGACCAATGGTCTTAACTCTTGAACAAGCCATTGTTGGAGTACCTTTCAATCGATACTTGCGCAGTGTAGAACTTCATACTGCTTGTGGATATACTTACAACACCGTGTACAAGAATTTTGGGAATCCGAATCGCAAAGGCAAACGACGCTTCTTTGATATTAAGGAAAATCCCACTGGAAACACGGTGGAGTACGTCCGCGACTCCAATGGAAATAGCCCATTCTTGATTGAGTATGGAAAGCTTGCGGCTCGATATTTGCAAGGTTTGCCCGGCTATATACCGAACGTTGGCACTCTCAAGGATGAAAAACGAAAACTCAAGAAGGTGGCAGCCGGAGACTCACGTTTGTTTTCCGTGAGTGAAATGCATGCTCAAATTATAATGAAACAGTTCTTTGGATCACTTATGGCGTGTGTTGCGGCTAACCGCAATGACAGCGAACCAAAGATTGGTACAAATCCTTATTCCTCGGATTGGGAAGCCCTTTATCGTAAAATGACACGCTTTGCAAAGCGATTCTTTGGTGATTACACACAGTTTGATAAAAGTCATCAAGAATTCATGATGATGGGCGCGTTTTTAGTGTTTCGAGCTTGGTTTGAGACTTATGCAATCCATGACGAGTTCTTCATCCAGTCACTTGAACGTGTAATCGAAGAGTTAACAATTTATGCACAGGCTTATTTGCCTAAGAATTGGGATGAACTAAAGGGATCAATTTTTGATCAGTTCTGGAACGTGTTCAAGGCGATATTTTATGATTCCTGCTATTGTATCCACGTCCTGTACGGGTTGTTGGTGTTGATCATTGGCGCTCTCCCTTCGGGACATGCCCTCACAACTCTTATTAACTGTATCATCAACATGTTAATCTTTCGTGTCTCTTTTTACCGGAAGTTCCGTCCCTGGGAGAAATCTCTTACATTTGAAGATCACGTTGAGATCGCTGTTGTTGGAGACGATAATGGGGCCTGTGTTGATGATGAATGTGCTGAATTTAACTGTGAATCAATGGAAGCAATTTGCGCTGAAATTGGGTACGTTTATACGGATTACGCCAAATTAGGCGTCACGCGACCCTTTCACGATATTGGAGAGGTTGAGTTCAATAAAAGACGTTTCGACGTCCGTGACGACCGGATCTGGGCGCCTTTGAATTGGGACACGCTTCGAGAGGTGCTCTACTGGCGACATAAGGATTTGCCAGAGGACGTGGCTCTCAGAGAAACGATGAGGAGTTTCTTCATAGAACTTTATCAGTATCCGAGGGAGTTTTACGAACGTTGTAGAAACGCAGTTATCGTTTTGCTTCAGGAGTCGTGCCCCACTTACTTTTCAGATTTACGAACGTATGCTCCGACGTTCGACGCGGTTCGCCGCGAATTGGAGCAGTCGAATTATGCACCACGAATGTGGGGCACTCGTCCAATTATCCCATGTCTCCGGGAAGCTGTAGGAGGGGAAACCCAACAGGTGTCGCCTACGGCACAGGACGATAATCAAAAGGTGGAGACCCTTACGGTAGAAGCTCAAGGCTCCTTCTCTCGTATCACTCAAGGTCTTGCTATGTCCAACGAAACTGTTACTAATGAAAATACGACCACTTTCCATGATGACGGAAGTATGCACGTTATTGATGCTCAAGTCATTCCTCGAAGTCTTCAAGACATCGATCCTTTTCCACACCAAGATATGAGTCATGTTCTTGGTCGAACTTATCAGATCGATACGATTTCGTGGTCGTCATCACAGGCTTCAGGAACTGTGATTGGCTGTTATTTGTTCCCTAATTGTCTCTTTGCACAAAAGAATATTTGGGACAAATTGGCACGCTACGATCTCCTGGATGGAGGGGTTGAAATTGAAATGCGAATCAATGCCACCCCTCTCCACTATGGTGCTATTATAGCATCGACTTTGCCACACTATGATCCAACTGATGTTTCCTATGCTTCATCAAGTGAATTGGTCTCTAAATTTGGAGATCTTTACGCTCAAGCGCAAAATCCGAGTTTTGTGCTTTCTGCATCCTCAGGAAACACTCTCAAGTTCACTATTCCGAAACGCCGCCCCAACCCTTGGATTCATATTGATCGATATGTGTCTAACATCCAGAATAAGGGTTCAATGGGGTGTGTTGTTATTCGGGTATTGGCACCATTGGGTCTTGTTTCCTCTATCACCAGTCCGACTGTGGATATTACCGTCTTTGCGCGGTTTCTTGAGCCTCGAGTCGCCGGACTCCAAAACGAGGACCGAGCTGCATACAGCGGAACAGTCAATCAGTACGCTGCCGTTGTTGCACAAGGCAGAATGTCTCGACGTCGACCAACACCTGAGGAGGAGGAGAAAAGTTCGGAACATCTTCTCTCTGGAACAGCGACGAGCATTGGAAAATTTCTTGGGGGAATTTCACAATGGCCAGTTGTTGGATCTGCGGCCGGAGTCGCTTCTAAAGCGTTCACCTTTCTCGGTGCAGGCGCAAGGAGCATCGGTCTCGACAAGCCGACAACGATTGAGGCTCCTACGCTCATTACGCCGCGGCTTGCCTCAGATTTGGCTCTGGTTCGCGGGCTTGACTTGTCCTCTAAGTTATCTCTTGATCCGGACTGTAAGATCACTTCGGACCCGAGTCTCATTAAGCTTACAGACGACGAGACGAGTATTCGAGGTTTCTCTAAACGCCTCTTTCTCGTGGATGTCTGTAGTTTTGACGGGAGTTCTGCCGTCGGCACTCGGGTTTGTAACATTCCGGTTACTCCGCAACTATGCCATGCATCGATTGCATCGGGAGGTTACAAATACCGACCTACTCCCCCTGCCTATACCGGTCTCTTCCACAGACATTGGCGGGGAAGCATGAAGTACTCGATCATGTTCTTCTGCTCTGGATTTTCCACATGGCGAGCGCGTATTGCTCACCATCCCGACCCAGCCGCTGTCCCGACTACTTTGGCGACAGGTATGGGCGATACTTTTAACATGGTTGTTGATGGCAATGGCGACCAGGTTGTTGAGTTTACCGTGCCCTATCTTGGACCGGGATTGTGGAAACATGCCAATTATTTAGTGGCGTACAACAATGGTTCGACGCCTATGACCGTTCCTGATTCGTTTGCCAACGGGATGTTGACAATTTCGATCGTCAACCCTGTACGAACGTCGGAGAACACTAACAACTCCACCGTGACGGTTGCTGTCTTCCAAACGGTGGGCCCTGATTTTCAATTTGCTGTACCGTGTCCGCCGGTTAACATGGGAACTGATGTTTCCGACGTGGTGGCTCAGGGCAGCACCGAAACCCCAACCCGGGGTTCTTTGCTGAATGTTGGAGACTTTCCTGGTATAGTTCCCAGTCATTTGTCTGAAGACTCTGGGATATGTATGGGTGAGTGTGTCGACGACATACGTGACCTTGTGAAGCGTTACTGCTATCGTAAGACGGTCAATTTGACTGCCGGAACGTGGGCTGCAGCTTCTGATCAAGGGTCGGCGTTCTATAGTCCCATCACCCAAACCCTCAAAAATTCATCCGCCATTGGAATGTTGGCGGCCATGTATCTTTTTGTCCGGGGTTCGTACCGCAACAAATTTATCGCCGAGTCTGGAGAGACTATCGCCGCTACACTGTATAACCAACAAGAAGGCTTCTCGTTTTACAACTTGCCTGCCTATACCTATAGAATGGGATGGCCTGGTTCTGCTTTGGCGCTGCGGTCACACGCGGGCGAAATTTCTGTTGAAATACCTTATTACGTTCCATGGGCTGCTGAAATACCGAAGCCTTGTCTGTCAGGCACAGCAAGTTCTCTGTATATGGGCCAACGTGGGGTTGCTATATCAGCTCCTGTTGCTAACGCTACCGTTCATTGTTTTGAAGCGTTTGGAGACGATGTCGATTTCGGCTGTCTCTGTTCGCCCCCCGGGTTGTGGGCCGCCGCCGCAACTTTGCCGGGTGTTGTGCCGGGCGTTTACCCATACTAAATAGGAAGTAACATCCTTGGGATATATCCCTAAAAAGTAATCTTTTGAAATTGAC